GGCAGGGTGAACTGGACAAGCACATATGAGTGCGGCGGGTTCAAAAGCCTTGCGGAGTACATAGTAAAGGAACCGGAAGAGATAGAGGGGCAGATGTCGCTCTTCGATGAGTCTGACAGGGGGAAGCTGATTAAGTACAGCTCATCACGCAATCTTGTCCGCCCGGAGCCGGTGAAGAAAGAATACTCACGCCGTACTGTCCGGAAGATACTGCGTGACGGTCCGAAGCCGCATCCGGGGTTTTACATTGAAAAGAATTCCATATGTATCGGTGTTAATCCATACACCGGCTACAGTTACATACACTACACGGAGATACGAATAAAACGAAAGCAGAAAGGAGGCAGTGATGCAGCATGTGAATATCTATGTTGAGAGCACATGGCGGGGACCACGTCATGCATCAGGCGTCTATGAATTTATCATGGAAGTACATATGCAGCCGGGACAGGATCCTGTGACACTCACGAAGCATACAGAACTTGATGACAGCACGGAGAACACATCATACGTGCAGGCAGCGGCGGAGGCTGTAAACCGCTTAAAGTCTAAATGCGAGGTCACTTTTTACACGCCGAACAGGTTCTTCAACATGGCGGTCAATGAATACCTTCCACGCTGGAAGAATAACGGCTATCTGTCGGCACGCGGGGACCTGATAGCAAATGCGGCCGAATGGCAGGCAATAGCACAGAAAACGGCAGCAGTCCGGGCAGAAGACAGGCACCACACGTACCAGCAGTGCATGAGGGATGACATACGCAGGCTGCATCTGAAGATTAATGAAAAGCATCATGCAGAATAAGTCAGATGGTTACTGCTATCTGTGCGCAAGGTTGTATGGCATCTATGACAGGAAGGAGAATCTGCAGGAGCATCATGTGATATTCGGCAGAGCCAACAGGAAGCTGTCAGAGAAGTACGGGCTCAAGGTATACCTCTGCCTGTGGCACCATACCGAAGGACCGGAAGCCGTACATCATAACAGACAGCTCCGGCAGCAGCTGGAGGAGGATGCACAGAGGGCATTCATGAAGACACATTCACTGGATGAATGGATGTCAGTGTTCGGCCGCAATTTTATCATGTCAGACAGCCCGCCGCATTTAGACTTTAAGCCAAAAAGTGAGAATTTGGGAATAACATTTTTTGAAGAGGACGGGGAGTGATGAGTGTGTACGTCAGAGCCCCGCCAAAAAAGAATTAATATCATCATACAAACCAGGAGGTACAGGATGTTTTATTACAAAATTACAGACACGTCAGATGGTTCAGAGCAGTTTCTGAAGCCGTCAGATGCGAGAAAATTTTTAAATCTTGAAGACAGCGCCCTTAAGGCATATGCAGACGGTTGTTGAGGCACTTGAGAAAGTAGAGCTTGCGGGGTAGGAGGCAGATATGTTCGATACATTTGGAGAATTTGATTCAGCGGAAGAACTTAATGCGGCAGCAGCAGGACAGAAGGCAGAGGGTGACACAGGAGCACTTAAGGAGCTGGCAGAAGAGAACGGCATCGATGAGGATGATGTCCAGGACTACATGGACGGCGTTACAGACAGCCTGTGTACACCACTGACCGCGGCATACGGAAAGTTTGCAGTTGAGACGGCAGTGCTCAGGCCTGTTGAGATTTATGTTAATTTTAAATATAAAAATAGTAGCAAAAGAGCCTTATACAGTGTAGTCTGTGTAGGGCTCTTTTGTTAAGAAAAAATAGTATAAAGCCATTGGGCAAAAAGTTGATTAAGAATTTTTGTGAGTGTCCTTAGATTCATTTATATGTCTATTAGAATTTATGGACGAGCGTATTGTTGTCAACTCATTAATTACTAATAAAAGTAAGGCGTTAGACCACATATCCCAATCGTCAGAATAACTTGTTTTATTGTAATCATCCCAAAGCTCTAATTGTGAAATTGGTTGAAGCGATTGGCTTGAATTATCATAAAAATTTTTAAAATGCGTAGCTGAAAAATATAGATAATTTGATAATTCATCTAAAGCATAATTATGGGAATCTAAAAGTATATTAATGGTATTTATTTTAGAGAGATAGCATTTTCCAACCTCTGAATCAGATTTAGATGCTGTATATATATGTTTTAATTCTCGGACAGCATTCTCAGATAGACCTGTCTGCTTGGAAATATTTTGAATTGTTAGTTCTTTAGTTCGTATGTCAGTATATCCAATAAGATAATCAATTGATACATCAAAAAAATCAGCTAATTTAAACAGAATATCAAAAGAAGGTTGAGCTTCATCACGTTCATATTTTCCAACAGATGAGTAAGATAACTCAAGTTTTTCAGCTAATTCTCTTAATGAAAGATTCTTTTCGGTTCTTAGTTCACGTAATCGATTCATTGTGTTTACCTCCTAGACACATAATAGCACGAATTTCCTTAAAAGTAAAATTACATATTGACATTTCCTAAAATGGACACTAATATATTAAGTGTTCACAAAAAAGGAAAGGAGAGAACGATGAAAAGAGTAATTGTAGAGTTAGATGAAACGTTGCATAAAAGGCTTAAAATTTATTGTTTTATCAATGGAATTACTGTAAAAGCTTTTGTGACAGAATGTGTTGAGAAAAGTTTAAAAAATGAAAGAGTAAATGATTCGATAGTAAAACAAAAAACACGGAGGTAACAGTAATGAATCTGTACGAAACTAATGAAACAATGAAAATGTTAGGATATCAGTATCCTATGAGGTTGCTTTGTGGAGAAGGAGTGGCGGTTGAAGATTTTCATAATCTTCTTGCTGCACACAGAGAGCGTGGAAAAAGCTCGGTATTTGAAATTGGCATGGATGCGTTTATGCTGGGGTACATATACGGAATACGTTCAGAAAGAAGCAAAAAGAAAAGACAATCCGTAAAAGCCTAGCCAGCACTTAGGATTGTCAAAATCACAAGGAGTACCTTGTAAATTAATTATAAGGTACTCCGGAACTAAAAGCAAGAGAGAAGGAGAAGAAATAGATGAATGATTTACAGATTTTTGGCAACAGTGAATTTGGAGATGTAAGGACAGTGATGGTAGAGAATGAACCTATGTTCTGTTTGACTGATGTATGTGGAGCATTAGAAATTAAAAATGCGACGGATGTAGCAAAAAGATTGGATGAAGATGAACTGACTAGATTGAATCTAGGCAGTCGCACAGGAGAAACAAACTTCATAACAGAAAGTGGGTTATATGCTGTTATCTTACGAAGCGACAAGCCAAACGCAAAGAAGTTTCGCAAGTGGATTACATCAGAAGTTCTTCCTTCAATCCGCCAGAATGGTGGTTACATAGCAGGACAGGAAACATTGTCTGATGAAGAACTGCTTTCCAAGGCACTTATGGTTGCACAGAAGAAGATAGATGAAAAGAATGAGCTGATTGCAACGCAGAATTCCAGAATACAGGAAATGCGACCAAAAGAGATATTCGCTGATGCAGTGACAACTAGTCATACATTAATTCTGATTGGGGATTTAGCAAAGCTGATTAAGCAGAATGGTGTTGATATGGGGCAGAAGAGGTTGTTTTTATGGCTGCGTGAAAATGGGTACTTAATAAAGCGAAATGGTTCAGATTACAATATGCCTACGCAAAGGAGCATGGAAATGGGACTGTTTGAAGTGAAAGAGAGCACAGTCAATAATCCTGATGGGTCTATTCGTGTTAACCGCACAACTAAAGTAACAGGTAAAGGGCAGCAGTATTTTATAAATAAATTTCTTGGCGGTGCAGCCTGAAATTAATGTAGGCGGCACCATATCCGGCGCCGCCATGTAAGGAGAATTCAATTGCGGGACTGAAGCTTTGCAATCAAAGCGTCCCTGAGTACTTTTGAGTAATTAATTCCATAGTTTTCGCAGGCTGTGTTAAGCCAGGCAGGAATGCTGAGAGTTTTTTTAACAGCTTTATCATCGTAATTGCGTGCGTATTCATCGAGATTTATACAGATGAGATTGACAAGTGCATCATCCTCATCCTTCTCGACTTCATTGACAGGAGTGGCAGCAGGAAGCTGTTCACCGTCACGCAGGCTGGTAAAAAGATATTGACCGCATGCTTCCTGAGCCATTGCAAATGCATCGGCGAGGGTATCGCCATAAGTGGCCAGGTCATTGAGGTCCGGGAAGACAACAGAATAACGTCCGTCATCTTCGTGATAAAAAATAGCTGGATAAATGTAGTTCATAACATACTCCTTTCAGTGTTGGCAGAGCCGGTCTCATTTGAGACCAGCCTGCTTAAGTATGGATTTGACAACCCTTGGAGGAATGTCACCGGTATGATTCGGAATAGTAACCTTACCGGGCTTGGCAGGGTGTTTGTATTGATGATGTGAACCTTTCACATCTGCAAGTACCCATCCATCATCAAGAATGATTTTTTCGATTTCTCGGAATCTCATATGTATTGTTTCCTCCTTACAAATATATAATAACACGTATTATACGTAATGTCAATATAAAATACGTAGAATACGTAAAAATAAATAAAAGGATGTGATAGAAGAATGAGACTAATAGACGCAGATGACCTTATAGAGTACCTGAATGATTACGCAAGACAGGAAACATCCTACAGCGATGAAGATAATGCAGATATACGTGATGTAATACAGGAGTGCATAGAAGCGGTTGAGGAGCAGCAAACTGCCTATGACATTGATAAGGTTGTTGAAAGATTGAAGAAAGAAGCAGAGTATTCACACGCTGACTATTTGGAATATGCTCGGGAACATGGCTTTGATGAGGATACAGATTACCATTTCGCAGGATTGGAAAGAGCAATTGAGATAGTAGAGCTCGGCGCCTCTTTGGATGGAGAACACATCCGGTCAGATGTGGAAGAATCAGCAATTAAGAATCATATAATGCAGAGGTTTATGCGGAAGGAGTAGCTTATGAAGATTGCCTGTGAAAAGTGTAATAAAATAATTGATAGCTATTTTAAAGATGAGTATGAGAACATTAAAAAACCAAATGACGTGATTGTACTTTGCAAATCATGTTATGACAAATTCAATGACTGGTTATACGAGGATGAGGAGGCAGCAGATGAATAAAAAAATATCAGACTACAACGCCGGCATAGAATATGCCCTGCGCATAGCCCGCAAGGGTGGCATCGAAGCCCTTGAGCGTGAAGTCAAATACCGCGGAACACATAACAGCGTAAGAGGTGTTGACGCATCAGAGCTTACAGCAGTCGCAAGGTCAATGTGCAGCAAAGAGCTTATGTTTGTGGCCACAGCCAGCGCAACCGCAATGGCGGATTACATGCACATGCCGCCAAGTGTTGTGCTTGATTATTTGAAAGAATTCAACCGCCTTGTAGATGTGTACAGGATGGACGAGGAAGCATTTAATAAGGCACAGGAGAAGCTTAACAGGAATGTAGGACTTAACGAGTGTGTCAGGTCTTATCAGATAATGGAGAAATCAGAGGAGGAAGACAATGAGAGAGATTAACGAAGTGATTGACGGGGCAAAGCAGGTGGTAAATGGAATCTATGAACAGATCAGCAGGATTGACAGCTGTAACGCTGTGCTGAAGGTCATGGATAATGCGGAGGTGTCCCTGCTTCAGGAGGACGGCAACCTTGTGGACACATCCTCAGCGCTCACGGTTGAGCAGAGGGCGGACGTACTCTATAACATGCGCTGCATGATTAAGGGCAATATTGACGAGGCGGCAGCGGCGCTCGAAGCGGTACAGATCGCAGGAAAGAAGCCAGAGGCAGCATTGGCAACAGAAGATACACAGTCATCAGACATGCATGATGATGCAATGGAAGATGCAGAAGAGCCGGAAGCTGACACGGCAGCAGGTCAGGACACGGCAGCAGTACAGACAATTAAGAAAGCAAATCACCAGCCGTCGGAGCGCAAGAGCAGGATGGATAAAGACACGGTCCTCCAGCTTCTGAAAGACGGATACAGCGTTCAGGACATAGCTGGCAGATACGGCTACAAGACAACCAAGACAGTAGATAACTTCTGCAAGGCCAATAAGATTAATACAAAGCTTTATGAACGCAGTGACAGACAGCTCACAGAAGCAGACATACCGCAGATACGTGAGCTGTACACAGATGGACCATTCAACCTTACACAGACAGCCGGAGAGCTTGGCGTATCCAAGAAGCAGCTCAGGGCATTTGTCGAAGAAAACCATCTTGTTAAGCCTGTAGCAGACTAGGAGGGGCAATGAGTTTAAAAGAGGCTTTAGACCAGTACACAGCAGTCAAGAAAGAACGTGAGTACATAGCGGAGAAGGTGGCAACGCTGGAAAGGCAGATAGAGCGCATGGAACAGAGCGGATACAGCGTTAAGGACACTGTGCGTGGCGGTGAGGGCAACATGCACCATTACACGATAGAGGGCTTCCCGTACGGCGACTACAGCCGCCGCAAGACACTCCTGAGAGTAAGAAGGCAGCAGTTGATTGACAGGGATGAGAAGCTTGCAGAACTTGAGACACAGGTCGAACATTTCTTGAGTGAGCTTGCTGACAGCAGACTCCGGCAGATGATCGAGTACAGATATATTGAGAATATGAGCTGGGTGCGGGTTGCCGACAGGATGGGTGGCAATAACACAGCGGACGGATGCAGGATGGCAGTTGAGCGGTTTTTAAGGGATAAGCAGACAAAGCAGGTATCAAAGGTTCTTCAGGATGCACTTATGCCGGTTTTGAATGTATCAAGAGGATGATTTGCAAATTTTTTGAAAAATGCGCGTTTTGTTCGTTCTGTTCGTTTTTTATATGTTAATATGTAAAATGGATGTAGTCCCAAAAGCATTAATACCTCCCCTGAAAGAGCATCGGCAATATGCCGGTGCTTTTTTCATACCTCAAAAGGAGAAAACAGATGGCATACAAGAGTACACAGAATTATGAGAACCTACAGAAGACAATATTTAGAGGAGCAGGCAGATATCAGATCCCGGTAATTGCACCGGTTCAATATGATGCATGTGAATGGATAGGATTTAATTACGCATTGCGGGCGGGAAACAGGGCAGCTAAAGGAGTACATTTCTTTTTAGATGATTATCAGTTTAACAGAGTTTGGACAAATGTAGACAGGTACACAGAGGTGCTGTCGGAATTCGCATATGTAATGTCACCGGATTATTCACTATATGCAGATTTTCCTCTTGCAACGCAGATATACAACCATTACAGAAAGCATTGGCTTGCGGCATATTGGCAGCAGTATGGTATCAAAGTCATCCCGACAATATGCTGGAGTGACAGAGCATCATATGAATGGTGTTTTGACGGCGAACCAATGAACAGTACTGTTGCAGTATCAGCAATAGGCACCTAGAACAGCATGGAAAAGAAAAGGCTGTTCATGGAAGGATATGAGGCAATGGTTGAACGGTTACAGCCTGAAAAGATTATATTCTATGGCAGGGTGCCGGATGAATGTAAAGGCAATATAGTAAGAATCAAGTCATTTTGTGAGAAGTTTCATGAAGCGGAGGCGGCACAATGGTAGAAATGAATTTACAGTATTTTGGCGGCCGTGGTGCAAGCAGTGGGATAAGTGACAAAGGAAAAAGATATGGAACAGAGTACAAAACCATTGCACAGTTTGGAAATGTGAAAGTAGTGCGTTCCAATAATGGTGAGGCAAAGTCTCCAATGGAAACAATGACGCCAGGGCGTGTATATGCTACAGTAGACAGATTTAATGACATTAAATATATCACATTCCATGATGCTGAAGGGGAAAGAGTGAAACAGATTGATGTCAAAGGTAGAGAACATGCGGGGGCGTTGCCACATACTCATAATGGATATGAACATGATGAATACGGAACATATCCGGGAATGTCTGCAAAAGACGAGAAGTTAGTGAATAATATATTACAGCAGTGGGAACGCAAGCGAAATAAGTTGAATTTGTAAACAATGTATGATAAACTTAATACGCAAGGCTATAGTTCACAGAGGAGAATACCGCATAGCGGAGAGCCCGGTGCAGTTCCGGGTAACTTGCAAAAGCAAGGGCAATAGTTCAAGAAGGAGAACGCTGCGGCGGAACGACGTTTCCGAACAACCGTAGAACTCCCGGTGCAACTCCGGGTGACTTGCAAAAACAATAGAGGAGACCCTGGTGCGAACCCGGGTGCTTGTTATAAAGATACCACGTCTTTGCGATGTGGTATCTTTTTTAGTTGCATATAAATCCATGGACCGGCGCAAGCCGGTTCTTTTTTTTATGCTCGTAGGAGGTGAGGACATTGTTATATATAGCCGTAACAGCAGATGAATATGAATTCCCCATAGCCCAGGCGAGAACACCACGTGCATTAGCGGATATGCTTGGCATGTCTGGCCGCCAGGTGCGGAGCATGATATACAATACCGGCAACAATAAAGTGCGTAATCCGGGCAAGCGGCTCGGCGTACGTATTGTAAGGGTAGATGAAGAAGATGAGTGATTTTGTCAAATTAGGACAAAACACATGATATTTTTACGTGAGGAAGGAGCGAAGGCGGGGTGAGATTGTGAGCGAAGATACAAAGAAAGCAGCAGAAGATGATTACATGCTTGGAATGTCATACAAAGATATTGCCGCAAAATATGATGTCACAATCAACACTGTAAAGAGCTGGAAGCAAAGATATGAATGGTCAAGGAATAAGCCTCATGAAAAGTGTGCACACAAAAGTACAAAAAGTATGCACACAAAAAGGCAAAAAGTATGCACACAAAAAGAGGTGCAGAAAGAGGAGCCTGATGCCGGTGCTGAGATGGCAGCAGGACTTAGCGACAAGCAGGAACTTTTCGCACTTTACTACGTTAAGTACAGGAATCAGGTAAAGGCATATCAGAGAGCATACGGATGTGAATATAAAGAGGCATGCTCAAAGGCAAGTAAGCTTATGAAAAAGGCTGAAATAAGGCAGTATGTTGAACAACTGCTCGGTGATATACACCGTGACATCATGATAGATATAAATGATCTGCTAAGGCAGCAGATAGACATAGTGATGGCAGATTACAGCGATTACGTGGATATCGTTAATGGTGTAGCAGTAGCCAGGAAAGACATTGACGGTACAGCAGTCAAGAAGATAACTAACGGACGGATGGGTGCCAATGTTGAGCTGTATGACAAACAGAAGGCTATAGAGTTCATAGCAAAGCATATGCCTGAGAGCAGCAGGGAAAGCCGTGACACACAGACGCTTGCAGAAATAATACTTAACAGCAGGCCTAACAGGAACCTTGAAGACTACGAGGATGAGGAGGCAGATGATGAACATACCGGCACCGTTCAGTGAGCGGCAGCGTGATTACATGTACAGATGCTTCAGCTCATGGTTCAACGTGGCAGAGGGAGGCAAGCGAGGCGGCAAGAACGTGCTTCAGACTCTTATATTCTGTATGCTGCTTGAAGAACATAAGAATAAGATACATCTTGTGGCAGGGGTATCTACCGCAACAGCAGGGCTTAATATCCTTGATTGTGACGGGTATGGGCTTCTGAACTACTTTGAAGGGCGATGCTCAACAGGAAAGTATCAGGGACGTGACTGTGTGCGTGTACAGACCAAGACAGGCGAGAAGATAATACTTGTGTCAGGTGGCGGAAAAGACGGAGACGAGAAGCTTATCAAAGGTAATACATATGGCATGGCATATGTGACAGAAGCCAATGAGTGCCATCCGAAGTTCCTGAAAGAAGTATTTGACCGTACATTGTCAAGTACAGACAGAAAAGTATTTCATGACCTCAACCCGAAGGAAGAGGCGCATTGGTACTATACTGACATTCTCGCATTCCATGAGGCACGGCAGGCATCAGAAGCATCATACGGATATAATTACGGACACTTTACTATTGTTGACAATTACAGCATTGATGATGATAAGCTCCGGGCAATCCTTAAGACATATGACAAGAACTCGGTGTGGTATAAGAGAGATATCAGAGGAGACAGGGCAGTTGCTGACGGCATCATATTCAGGCGTTTTGCGGAGAATAATGAACCATATCTCTATGATGATAATGAACTACTTGATGAAGCCGGGCATATTAAAGCGACAATATCAAAAGTCACAATAGGCATTGACTTTGGCGGCAATGGCTCAATGACGACATTTACAGCAATGGTATACATTGGCGGGTATCATACGTTAAGGCTTGCGGAGGAATCACACATACCGCTGTCCAAGGACATAGACAGTGATGTAATATGCAGTGAATTTGTGAAATTCTACCGACTCGTGCTTACTAAGTACAGGCGTGCAGACTGGATACTTCCGGACAGTGCTGCAACAACCATGATAAACAGCCTGAGGAGCGCCGCAAAGAAAGAGGGGCTTAAGTATACCAACATAAAAGGCTGCCGCAAAAACGAGATAACAGAGCGCCCAAGAATGTTAGATATACTGTTCAATACCGGGCGACTTAAGATTAATAGGAACTGTACCAATGTAAGGCGGGCGATAGGGAGAATGAGATGGGATGATGATCACCCTGACCAGCCTGAGGATAAAAATATAGGTAACTGCAATGACTGGTACGATGCTGTATGTTATACGATGCTTGATTTTGTTGAGTATCTTATGCTTGACAGATAATGCAGATTGCACCGGTGCAACGAAAGGAGACAACATGGAATCATGTGTACAGAGTTATCTGACTGGAAGAGGATATTCGGTCAATACAGAAGCCCAGACTGTTATAAAGATATGCGATGACTGGTATTCTGACAGATATCTTGATTTCCACAAGCGGACAACAGTACAGGGAACATCATATAAGCTGCGCAAGCTCGGTTTTGCCAAAAGATGCTGCAGCGATGACGCAAACCTCTGTGAGGTGATAGAGATAAGTGCAGGCAATGAGGCAACATCAAAGGCGGTAAATGCTGTGCTTAACGGCAGCAGATTCAATACACAGTACAGGAGGCAGCTTGAAAAGACTGCGGCAAATGGTACGGCTGCATGTTATGTGAGGCTTGATAATGCTGCAATATACAGTGATGGTTCAGTGAGGGGCGGCGATATAAAGCTTAATTACGTAGATGCTGACAGCTTCATACCGCTTACACTTGATAATGATGTGGTAACAGAGGCGGCATTCTCATCAACAACGCTCGTGAAGGGGAAGAAAAAGACAACTCTTGTGATGTTTGTTAAGAATGACCGTGGATTGTATACATCAGAGACACGGTTCTTTGACGAATACGGAACGGAGCTTAAGGGAGAAGCAAGAATGCTTACACTTGGGGATGTGAAGCCGTTCGGGGTAATGCGGACGGCAGCAGTCAACAACCTTGACAATATGGATGGGTATGGACTGCCTAAGATATGGATTGCAATACCTGAGTTTGAGGTGCTTGAGCTCATCTACAATGTACTTGCAGGTGACATGGACAAGGCAGACAAGCTTCTGCTCATAAATGAGGCATTATGCAAGTTTGATGGCAGCGGCAACCCTATAACGCCTAACGAGCAGATAAAAAAGATATTTGTAATGCTTGGGGAGAAGCTTCCAGAGGCTGACTCACTTATCTCGGAATATAACCCAAAGTTGCGAATAGACGAAGTAACAAAAGCATTTGAGCTGGCACTGTCCCTTCTGTCAATGATGTTCGGATACGGCACCAAGAAATATACATTTGAGAATGGACAGATAACAACGGCAACTGAATATGTCGGAGAGAGACAGGACCAGATGCAGGAGCTGAACCGACAGAGGCAGGAAGCAAAGGATTACATATCAGACATTGTCCGGGCTGTGTTGTGGTTTGAAAACCAGTTCCACGGTGCGCACTATGATGTGAATGCAGAAGTTACTGTTGATTTCGATGATTCTTATGTAACAGATAAGAATACCGAACTTGAAAGAAAGAGAAATGATGCATTATCGTTCGATATTCCGCAGCTTACAGTATGGTATCTGATGGATGCATATGCACTGTCAGAGGAAGAGGCAGCAGCGATGATTGAGGCACGGGAAGAAGCCGGCAGCGAAGACGATGATACACAGGACATGGAATAATGATTCATAGTCTGCAATGCAGACTGACTATAATACCTCCTAAACAGGGCGCTCACTTATGTGGGCGCTTTGTTTTTTTGAAAGGAAATGCGAATGAATGATTTTATTGAAAAGCTCACAGGCGCACTTGCACCACTGTTCCAGTATCTGGAACATGAAGTAATTATTGATGTGGCTAGGCGTATCAGGGACACAATGCATTACACAGCAACAGCAGAGCTTCAGGCAAAGGCAATGAAAGAGCTTGGCTTCAGTCCGAATAAGATAAGGGCTGAGGCAATGAAAACGCTTAATGCTGACAAAAAATACAGGAAGGAAGTCGCAAAAAATACGCTTGGGTTCAAAAGAAAGGTCCGTAATCTTATCGCAGGCATCCGCAAAAAGGCAATGAAAGAGGGGGATGAACTGTTCACTGGAGCAGCAGATACAATCAACAATGCGAATCTGGCAACATGGCGCTCAGAAGGTAAAGAGATAACAGACAGCTCATACCTTCCGGAGCTTGTAAATTCAATTCAGGAACAGACACATGGAGAGATTGAGAATATAACACGGACAACAGGCTTTCAGGGAATGTCCGGCTATGAGAGCATTGAGAACCTGTACAGGAAGGAGCTGGACAAGGCGGTTATCAAGATAATGTCAGGTACATTTTCACAGGAACAGGTAGTTGCAGATGTGGTACATAATCTGGCCAAGAGCGGATTGAGGTCAATAGACTTCGCATCAGGACACTCAATGCAGCTTGATACTGCCGTAAGGCTTGCACTGAGAACGTCAGTACATCAGCTTCAGGCGAAGATAAATGACGAGAACATATTACGCAGCGGTGAGAATCTTGTATATGTATCGAAGCACTGGGGAGCACGAAACAAGGGCACAGGTGTGGAAAACCATGAGAGCTGGCAGGGGAAAGTATATTACATAAAGCCAGGGAAGGATTACAGCAGGGAAGCCAGCCGCATAGGGCAGTCCAGCATAGATGACCTGTGGGAGGCAACAGGGTACAGTATAGACGGAGCACATGAAAATAACCCTCTGGGACTTAACGGATATAACTGCCGCCATATGGTGCGTGTATGGTATGAAGGAGCTTCAAGTCTTCCGGATGAAGACCCTGTGCCACCATCTGCAGTATACAATGGCAGGGAATATGACTACTATGCACAGACACAGAAGATGCGCCGCATGGAGCGTGAAGTGCGTGCATTAAGACGCGAGAAGGAGGCTCTTGAGGTACTTGGATATGATACTGATGAGATAGATGTGAAGGTAAAGCAGAAGCGCAGAGAATATTCAGAGTTCTGTGAGGCATGCCTCCAGAAGGAGCAGCCGGAACGGATGAGGTATGAGTGCAAGACATCAAATCTTAAAAAGACAAAGGCATGGAAGGAGTATGGGGAAGAAAAGGGAAAAGCATTAGGAGCATCTAATAGTTCTACGGGCAGTAATAGTCCTCAATACATAGGACAAATAGATATTGACAAGATAGAACAAGCAGTAAATTATTATGGAAATCTCATAAGAAACAGTGCAACTGAACAAATGTATGTCATTGATAACAATGGAAATGTATACTATAATATTGGCAGTGAAAAGTCTGTAGGCATTGGCAGTATTAACTTAAGTGATTGTACTGTGTTACATAACCATCCTGCATCAAATGGAATAGTGTCTTTTGGTGAGGATGATTTTAACTTGATAAGAGAATATCAATCGGCATCATACAGACTTGTAAATGAAAAATATGATTACAGATTAGAAGTTATAAAATCTATTGACAATATAACATATAATCAGGCATGGCTTTGGGGGGTCACCGATGTGTCAGATGTTGAAAATGTGGAGGATATGCAGCATTGTATAATGCAAAGTTTAAAGAAAAGGGGATATATAAGATATGAGCAAAAGAGAATTGACACAGAATCAGAGAAATAGAATGAATGATATCTTTGAAAAATGGGCAAAAGAAAAGGAGGAAAGAGCTAATAGTATAGTTGATGATGGTGTAAAAAAATTTGATGGTCCATTAACAAGTCTTAACAGAGAGCTTGAGTTAAAATATATGCCGGAGATAAGAAAGATATTAAGTGAAAAATAGAGAAGATGATATGCATTAGTCTTTATAAGACAGTCCAAGCGGCTGTCTTATTTTTTTGCAAATTTTTTTCGACTTTTGTCAAATTCACAAAAATCACATGATACATTCGCATTAATCCGAGGGTGCTAACCCAGTAAAAAATTAGTGTAGAGGAGATAAACGATGGAAAGAAAAGACCTGAAGGCACAGGGCCTTACAGAGGAACAGATTACGGCGGTGCTGGAACTGCACCATGCAGAACTTACACCGGTCAAAGAGAAGCTTAAGACTGCGGAAGATGACCTGAAAGTTGCTCAGGACAAAGTAAAGACCACAGAAGAGGCACTCAAGGCTTTTGAAGGTGTAGATGTAAATGAGCTTAACGGTCAGATTAAGACGTTGAAGAATGACCTAAAAGAGACAGAAACAAAGCATGCCAGAGAGCTTGCAGACCGCGACTTTAACGATATGCTTAAGGACAGCATCAGTGCAGCACATGGCAGAAATGCAAAAGCTATCACGGCACTTCTTGATGTTGATACGCTTAAGACGTCAAAGAATCAGAAGGATGATGTGGCAGCAGCATTAAAGAAGCTCAGCGAAGCAGAAGACAGTAAGATGCTGTTTGGCGATGCTGAGGTGGTAGACACAGGAAATGTTATAGGACAGGTGCATAAGAGTACACCGGCAGATGTTGAAGAGGCTGCCATGCGTGCGGCTATGGGACTTGCACCTGTATCTGATAAGTAAGAAGGAGGAAGACAATGGCAGAAAATACAATAGTATTGGCAAAGAGTTTTACACCGCTGCTTGACGAGGTGTACAAGAAGGAATCTGTAACATCAGACCTTACAGGAGATGCTAACATGGCAAGAGCCGGAGCAAACGCAAAAGAGATCGTATATCCACAGATTGCAGTTACAGGACTTGGAGACTATGACCGAAACAGCGGATACACACAGGGAACTGTTGATTTTAAATGGGTATCAACAGAATACAACTACGACAGAGGTGCCAAGCTGTCTGTTGATGTAATGGATAATCAGGAGACATATAACCTTGCATTTGGCATGGCGGGTGCCGAGCTTATGAGAACAAAGGTAGCACCTGAGGCAGATGCATTTACATTTGCCACACTTGCAGGAATCAGCGGAATATCACAGGGCGAAGCCAAGACTATAAGCGGTGCGGAAGATTTCCTTAATGAGCTGCTTGAAGCGAAGAATACGCTTGATGATGACGAGGTACCGGAAGAGGGAAGAATCCTCTACGCAGCATCATCACTTCTTAACGGGCTTCTTATGCTTGACAGCTATAAGTCTAAGGAGATCCTTGCATCATTCAGCATCCAGAAAGCTGTACCGCAGGGACGCTTCTACACATCAATAGATCTTCTTGACGGCAAGACGCCGGGAGAAGAAGCAGGTCATTACCGCAAGGGTACTGCCAAGTATGCAAAGACTACCGACACCGCAGTGGTAAGTGGCAAGACTTATTACACGGAGAGCAGCGGCGTGTACAGTAAGGTAGACAGCCCGCAGACATCTGCAATCGGCACTTATTATGAGCAGACACAGGAAGCGGCAAAGGATATCAATTTCATGATTATCCATAAGCCTGCAATCATCAAGCATGACAAGCATGTCGTATCTAATGTCATTCCGGCTTCTGCTAACCCGGACGCTGATGCTGATATCATTAAGTACCGCAAGTACGGACTTGTTGATGTGTACAGGAACAAGGTAGCCGGTATCTACTTAAGCCATAAGGCGTAAGGAGGAGACATGAGAACAATAGGACTTGAAGTAAAGACGGCCGCAAAGGATAAGGCGGAACTTGAAGCACATGTTGAGAAGCTCAGCACTGAGAATGAGGAGCTTAAAAAGCAGCTTGCCAAGTTCAAAAAGACATCCAAAGATGCGGCTAAGTCAGAATGACACAGCAGGAAGGAGGGAGCGGTATGTCTTACATAACATGGGAGCAGTACAGCTCCCTTTATGATGATATAGCAGAAGAACAGTTCAGCCGTTATGAGGTAAGGGCTCATAGGCATATTGATATGCTTACACATGGGCGCGCAGGACAGTTCATGGAAAAATATGACGAGGATACGGCAACTGCATTTCAGAAGCGTATACGCGGACAGATAGAATCGACAATGTGTGAGCTTATGAATAACATGAGCATACAGGATCTGTCAGGCATGGGAAGCGGTATCGCATCTGTATCTAATGACGGATATTCAGAGAGTTACAGGATTACAACAGATACTGAGCTTAAGTCTCAGCTTAAGAGCATTGTCATTACAGGATTGTCGGGCACCGGATTGGCAGGTGCACTATGAGTGTATTATTCACGGATACAATGACTGTGTACAACTACCATAAGGATGAGCAGACAGAGAAAGAACAGTGGCTTAAGAGTGTTATACATGGCATACAGTGGAGCCATAACAGGGCAGAGATAACAACCAATTCTGATACACAGAAGGAGACAAGGACAGAGAGCATAACAGTTGACTTTCAGCGAAGCTATGGCAATAAGCCATATATTCCGCCGCATGAGTATTCTAAGCTTACGGCTGAAGAAGCGGCAGATTATTGGACGCTTAATGCAAAGAGCAGCCAGGATGTGCTTGTGCCAGGTGAGTGTACCGAGAATATAGGCAGAGGTTACAGGCTGTCCGAGCTTATCAAAGATTATCAGTATGCCGTTACCGTAACAGCGGTAAGTGACAACAGGAACAGACCGAGGCTTAAGCATATAAAGGTGGTGGCAAAGTAACATGTCTGTAGACATAACGATTACGTTTGATGTTAATGACTGCAAGCATACCCTTGGAGTTGATGAACTGGGAAAGATACAGAAGTTTGTACAGAATGAGATTATTAATCTGTCTGAGCCGTATGTACCATTCAGTCAGGGAACGCTAAAAAATAGCGTAAGAATTGATGGAGATGATATTGTGTACGGCGGCGCCGCAATAAAGTATGCACGGTATCAGTGGAATGGTGTTGTATATGAGGACCCTGAGTTGCACTGTGCCGGGTTCAGAACCAAAGACGGATGGCGTTCACGTAAGAATGTACAGAAGGTACCGACGGAGCGCAGGCTTACATACCAGAACGGCAGCCTGAGGGGTGATCACTGGATACAAAGGATGCTTCAGAACGGCGGACGTAAGAAGATAGAGGACGGCATCAGGAGGATGGTTGGAGAATGACGGTATCAGATTCAATCATAAAGTGGCTTAAGACATTTAATCCACAGGACTACTGGAGGATGAAGAGTATTGACACGGGAATACAGTCGGCAGCAGTTGACACATATTCACTTGTCAAGACACCGGTAGTCAATACTAAGACGTTTTTGTCAGGACGTAAGGTTGTAACAGCATATTATACGCTTATGGCAAGGCTTGCCAATGAGACTAATACTGACAGGATAGAGAATGACGGCTTCGGGGAGGCACTTGAAAGCTGGGTTGAGGAACAGAGAAAGTGTGGCAATTATCCAGAGCTTGAGGATGCAGATGTGCAGGATATACAGGTGACAACGCCGTTTTACGTCGGCATGACGGAAGAACACAGCTGTGTGTATAACTTGTCGATATCAATAAGATATATGACCCGGTCATAATTGCACCGGTGCAACGAAAGGAGAAGACGATGAGAGAGGAATTAAGACATTACATTGACACGTCAATGAATAGCGGCACACCGACATATGAGATGCTTGGAGACGGCATATCATCACTTACAGAGGAGATGAATCCGTCCGAAGAGACAAAACATTATATTAATATGTCATCTGACAGCAACAACGTAAAGTCATATCAGCGCTCATTTGAGGCTGATAAGGAAGACTGTGTTGAAGATGAGATTCAGAAGTGGCTTGACAAGATGGTAGATGATCTTCCGGTTGGGGCAAAGGCGAAGACATCATTTGTACGCCTGAGAATCAAGGATGCCGTATCAGGCTCGGCAGGAACATATAAGGCTATCAAGGTGCCGTGTACTGTATCAGTGTCAAGCAACGGCGGCGATGGCGGTGATTATAACCATACGGTTGTATCAGTCAAGCAGTGCGGCGATGATGTTCATGGCACATTCAACGTAACAACCAACACATTTACAGAAGGCGATACAGAGTAACAGGAGGGCATATGGAGAAAGCAAGCATCAGAGTCAGTAAAGGCATAGAAGTCGAGGTTAATGACAATGGCGACACAATCACAATGAATGTGGAATCAGCGGAGTTTGTCAATGAATTCTATGCATTATTGGATAAGTTTGAAAATCTTGCGGATAAGGCACGCTCAGACGAGTATAAAGCAATGGATACGCGCGAGAAACTTACAGTCATTGTTCAGGGAACAAAGGATGTGCTTGCAAGCATCGATTCTATATTCGGTGACAGTGCAAGCAGGAAGATATTCGGAGATACAACGCCGTCACTGTACATAGTTGCTGATTTCTTTGAAAAGATAACGCCTATAATCCGTAAATACGCAGAACAGCGCCGCTCAGACATCATGAGAAGATATAATTCATCCAGAATGGCTGGAGCCACAAGGAAGATGGGGCGCTGATATGTATAACGTCTTATTAGACCCCCTGCCGGAGTTCTGGCAGGGGTATCGTATTAATACGGATTTCAGGATAGGCATACAGATGCAGCAGGCCATGGAAGATGACTCTCTTTCCGCGGAAGAAAAGTATGAGACATGTGCAACGCTGCTGTTTCCCGACGGCTTCCCGGACACAGCACAGAAGATATGGGCGGCTGTTGAATGGTTCCTTACGGATTATAACCATGATAATGAAGGCAGGATAAAAAAAGGACCTAAGGCAATGGACTGGAATGTGGATCAGTGGAGAATCTATGCCGCATTCCTGAGCCAGTATAACATAGACCTTCACACAACAAAAATGCACTGGTTTGTATTCATGGGTCTGTTTACCAATCTGAATGAATGTGCACTGCACCGTGTGATGGATGTCAGAATCAGAAAGATAGAACCGGATATGAAACGGGAGCAGAAGGAACAGCTAAGAGAATATAAGGCACGTTACAGCCTTGAAAATATGAGCTGTGAAGAGACAGAGGACGAGAAGAGAGAACGCATGACAGCAGTTGATGAGTTCAACCGGTTAAGGAAGGCAGGTAGCTGATATGGCAGATTATGATGCTGAGGTGAGGATACATACCAAAGTAGATACTTCGGAAGTTGATGAGCTGAATAAAGCACTGCATGGCACGGCTTCCACAGCTGACGACACGGCCGATAGCGTGAATGATGTAGGTGATAAAGCTGACAAGACCGCCAATGACCTTAAGAAGGTTAAAGAAGAGACTGTGGAGATAACAAAAGAGGCTGATAAGGCAGCAAAGGCAGTCTCTGATATGACGGATTCATCACAGACACAGTCACTTGCCCTGCAGATTGAAAAAGCAAGAGACAAGTTGTCAGGTCTTAAAGAGAAGATGGATGAGCTTGCCGGGAAAAAGGTGTATAACGAGGATTACACAGATCTTGAGAAAGAGCTTAGCCGGCTTATGGGAGCATATAATAAGCTCACAGAAAAGGCTGAGAACTGGCAGGGAAGCAAACGTTCAAACAGCTGGCAGCAGCTGCAGCAGAACATTGAAAATACGAAAAATGAGATTGATGAGCTCAGAAAGCGCAAGGAAGATTATGACAAGGCCGGCAATATGTATTCAATGGGGGCTGAAACACCCGAATACGACAAATTGTCGAAAGAATATGATTATGCGCAGAAGTCACTTGCAATCCTTGAAAAGAAACAGGAAGAATATGAGGATAAGAAGTCTGCTGGTGAAGCAAAAGCCCAGGAACAAGCTGCAAAAAGTCTCCAGAAGATAGAAGCACAGGAAGAAAAGCGCCGACAGAAAGAAGCGGCTGCGATGATGGAACAGCAGAAGTATGAGAGTATCAGGGCTGAGGCTGTTGTCGGTGATGAGAATATTGTCAAGCTTGCAGAAGAACAGGAAAAAATACAACAGAGAATTGCAGAACTTAAGAAAGCCGGAGTTACATACGGATATAAGGAATATGATGAGCTGAAAGGACGTCTTGCTGAAATTGATAAAACCATTAAAGGCAATACAGCAAGCATGAAGAAGCTGCCGAAGGTTGGGAAAAAATCAATGAATGCGCTTGGTGCATCTACGAAAAAGACAGGCTCGTTATTGTCAACGCTAGGCAGTAGATTCAAGGGGATTGCCCTGAGCCTTCTTATATTCAACTGGATATCAAAAGGCTTTAATGCAATGATATCCGGCATGAAGACAGGCTTCCAGCATCTTGCCAAGTACTCAGATGAGTACAATAAGAACATGTCAGAGATGAAGGGCGGAACGGAGCAGTTGCAGAATGGGCTTGCAGCTGCGTTTGAACCGGTTGCTAATTTCATCATCCCTATAATTAACAGCCTTATTGCAAAGCTGAATGAAGGAGCTGAGCAGGTAAGCCGGTTTATGGCAATAATAAGCGGAAAGAGTAGTTATACAAGGGCAAAGAAACAGGTTACAGATTATGCCAAGAGTCTGGACAGTGCATCGAATGCAGCAAAAGGAGCACTTGCGTCATTCGACAGTCTTGAAGTGCTCGATACCGGAGATAACAGCGGAAGCAAGAGCGGTTCTGATATGTTTGAGGATGTGTCGCTTGAAGGTGCTGATCTGAGTATGTATGATGCACTGCTTGAAAAGATAGCACAGATTAAGGAATATGCGGCAGAACTTAAGGATATATTCGCAAAAGGCTTCTTTGCTGGTCTGGGCGACTATGAAGGCAAGTTTGACACGATTAAGCATGCAATACAGGGAATAAAGGATGCGCTCATTAACATCTGGACAGATACAGCCGTGCTGTCGGCCTGTGACGGATGGATAAAGTCTGTTGCAGGCCTGCTGGGGACGGCTGTCGGTGCCCTGTTCAGCATTGGTCTTACAATTGCGGCAAATCTGCTGGGGGGACTTGAGCAGTATCTTACAGAGAATACAGACAGGATAAGAGAGTACCTGATAAGCATGTTCGACATATGGGCGGACATTAATAATATGCTGTCGGACTTCTTAACCGCGTTTGCGTATGTATTCTCAGCATTTGCAAGTGAGAATGGCATAGCTGTAACAAGTTCACTTATCGGCATATTTGCGGATGCATTTATGGGAATATCCCAGTTATGCGCAGAGATGACAAAGTCAATTGTAGAGCTGCTAACCAAGCCGTTTGTGGATAATGCAGATACAATCCGTGAAGCGCTTGAAGGGACACTTGGGGTAATAGCGACGCTGCTGTCATCTGTAAAGGATATTGTCGATGAAGTAGTTGATGACATACTGTCACTGTATGAAGACCATATCGCACCTGTAATATCAGACCTTACACAGATATTGTCTGAGTTTGTCGGCAATGTGCTTGCATGGTTCAATGAAGATATACTTCCAATCATCAGGAATGCGGCAGATGAGATAAGCTCAATAGTTGAGGATAATATTCTGCCGATAATTGACAACATCATAGAAACAATCGGAGGGATAATTGACATACTTAAGATATTGTTTGACAGGTATCTTAAGCAGCAGGTTGAGTGGATTAAGAATGTATTATTACCGGTAGCTACGGTTGTTTTCAGAACGGTTACAAATCTGTTTACGAATCTGTTAAGGACGGCAACAACGGTAATTAAGGCAATCACACAGATACTCAAAGGTCTTGTGGAGTTTATTGCCGGTGTCATGACAGGCGATATGGACAGGGCATTTGAGGGGCTGAAGGATATATTCTCAGGCTTTAAGACGTTCATATCAGGTGTGGTAAATGGCATCCTTGGTATTGTTGAAACGATGGCAAATGGTGTTGTGGATTCAATCAATATGGTTATACGTGCGCTAAATAAGCTGAGCTTCGATGTGCCTGACTGGGTACCTCTCATAGGCGGTGAATCATGGGGCTTTAACCTGACGGAGCTTGAGCATGTGAAACTTCCGAGGCTGGCAACAGGAGGTATAACAATGGGGCCAACAAGGGCGCTCATAGGAGAAGCCGGGCGTGAAGCAGTTCTCCCGCTTGAGAATAATACGGAGTGGATGGACGAGCTGGCGGACAGAATCGGCAATAGCCCAAGAGGTCCGGTGACAGTGGTGCTTGAGATGGACGGTAAGGAGTTTGCAAGGGCACAGGTGCCATATATTAACGCTGAGAACAGCCGTATAGGCACGGATTTGAAGACGACATAGGAAAGGGGGATTATTATGATATACACTCAGGGAATAACAATAGACGGGGAATATTATGATGTCCCGCTGGCTAAGATGAAGCGGACGGCGGATGTCCTTGATAAGTATGCAAAGAGAGTTGAAAGTGGTGACCTTAAGAGGGAAGTGCTTGGCGTGTACTATAACTATCAGCTTGAATTTGGTGATATAGAGGATGAGGAAATCTATGACAGGCTGTTCGAGCATCTCACACGCCCGGAAGAATATCATGACTTTGAACTTCCGGCAAGGGGAGGAGTGACATCATTCCGCGGATATATATCAAGCGTCTCTGATGAGGTAAAGACAATACGCAGATATGGAGAAGTATATTACACATCACTTACAGCAAAATTTACATCAAAGAAGCCGACAAGAACACCATAGGAGGAAAGATGAAGACACAATGCAGTGCGCATATGGAATTTATTGACATAACAGCCATAGATGATGCATCAGTTACCTCTGACAGCAATATGTCATTCGGGAATCTGGAATTATTCAGAACAAAGAATGACGCTGCCTGCTATGGTACTCTTGAGCTTAATCAGTTTCTGCTTGATGGCAGCTTAAGCATAATGGACAAGCCTTCGGATGTGGGATATATGAGCAATGGGATGTCAGGCTCAGACTGTACATTTGGCAATGTGCCGTCTATATCGGTAACATTTACAAAGCCACATACATCAGCAGGATTAAAGCTGTATTTTGTATCAGAGTATCCGGCAGCAGTAAGGATAACATGGTATACGCTTGCCGGCACGAAGATAGAGGCAAAGGAGTTTTATCCGGATGCGCTTGAATACTTCTGCAGGCATCAGATGGAGAATTATGGGAAAATTCTGATAGAGTTCACACGGACACTGTGGCCGTACAGATATGTAAGACTGAATTATATAAAGTATGGCAATGACATTGATTTTGATGCGCTTAACATTACAAAGGCAACGCTGACAGAGGATATTGACGTCACAAGTGCCACGCTTGCTATTAATGAATGTGATATTACAATACTTGATGAGTATGAGGACTTTGAACTTCAGAATAATAACGGAACGTGGAAGAGTATTCAGAAGCAGCAGCCTATCACTGTTACAGAGAATGTAAACGGCAGGAACGTACCCTGCGGTACGTTCTACATGGACAAGTGGAGCTCATCAGACAATGAGGTTTCATTCTCACTTAAGGATGCGATTGGTGTCATGGATGAGACTAAATTCTATGATGGAAAAATCTATATTGATGAGCCGGCAGGAGATATCATCGATGAGGTAATGAAGTCAGCGGGAGTTACTGATTATACAATAGACAGGGATGTAAGAAATATCCGGCTGAGCGGTTATCTTGCAATACAGACGCACAGGGCGGCGCTGCAGCAGATAGTATTTGCATGTGGAGCTGTTGCGGACTGCAGCAGAGGCAGTACAATCAGGATATATAAGCCGGACAGATATGTAAGCCACACAATTGGCACAGACAGAAAGTTCAGCACAAAGGTGACTCTTGACGAGTATGTATCATCCGTAACTGTTGCATATAACAGGTATTCGCTTAACACTGAAAAAGATGAGATATATAATGAAACGCTTGGCAAAGGGCGCACACGTATAGAGTTCTCATCACCGTACAAGCCGGAGAGCATATCAGTGTCCGCAGGTGCTATTGAAGAGGTTAAGACCAACTATATTGTTGTTAATATGGCGGCAGAAGATACATGTGTAATAACGGGACTTGGGTACACGGCAACAGAGACTAAATACAGGGCAGAAGTACCACTAATACAGGCAGGAGAAAGTGAAAATAATAAGGATTATGGTGGATGCACACTTGTAAATGCAGCGAGGGCAAAGGCTGTTGCCGAGTATATTCTTAATTATCTTCAGATGCGTCAGGTAGTTAATGTTGAGTTTATAAACGAAGGTGAACTTGTTGGCAACTGGTGCAATATCCAGGACATGAAGACAAGAATATTCACAACAGGTATAACGCAGCAGAAGATTGACCTTGCAGGTGGCAATATATCCACGGCAGTATGCAGGGGATATGAAACTGTTGTAACTGATTACAGCTACACAGGTGAGATATACGCGGAAGGAGATGTGGTTATCTGATATGGAAATGAGACCGCTTATATATAGTGCAGCTCTGTCAAGCCAGAGTGTGGCCACAAAGTCAAAAGTTACAATCAGTGTAGTTACTGAGGATGTTGAAACATTTTATTGCGAGAAAAAATATGCACGCTCAGACAGTCATGACCTGATTGCCGGGCAGCAGATAGGAGTGATCTAA